CTCAATCGTAACCTCGCCCGACAGAATCGCCGCCTTTGCAGCGTTCGCCTCGTGAGCCTTGCGCTCCGGCTCCTTGCGCGGCCATTGGTAACCGCAGGTCGGGCAGAGCATGACGGGAAGGTTCACGATTGTGCGGCAGTTGGGGCACTCCTTGGCGAGTGGCCCGCCTCCGCCCTGGCCGGGTTCCTTGACCTTGATCATGTCGATCGGCCCGTGCCGCTCGATGTTGCGTCCGTAGTCGAGTACGAGGCAGTTGGAAACTAATAGACCATTAGCTGTGAAACGATGTCTGGGTCCGGCGTTGAGAATGTCCCATACCTCCCCTTGGGTTTGGTGGACGGTTTGTAGAAACGCTTGACTATTTCTGCATCCGTCAGGCCTCGTCCTATCAGATGATTTAATGTCGCGTCCGCATATCGTATTTCTGGATGCAACATCCGAAACCGAAACATCTTGATTTTTATCTGTCTGCGACGGTTCATCATGTTGACAGAAGGAGTGACCATCCGAATGTTCCCCGGCTCGTATCCAAGACGGTTGTCGATTCTGTCGATTTGCATCTTTCGATCCAAGGGGAAGTGTTGCATTATGTAGCATGCCATTTCCGTTGGGCCGTTGAAGCCGAAGGTTATCCCTCTCCCGCCGTAGTCCCAATAGCGTGGATCCGAAATGTTCTCGCAGCGAAGTTTTGCCGCCTCGCATCTGTTCACAAGCCATTTCGGAGCTCGGCGGGGGTGTCCGCACTTGCGACACCCCGCCGTCTGTTTCCGAAGGTTGTCGATGTTCTTCCATGCTACTGCTCCGCAGTCGCATTGGGTCAGAAGGAAATACCTTGTTTTGCCACTCGGAAATTTGGCCATCCTTCCCACATCTGAAATAACCGTCAGTTTCCCGAATCGGGTGTTGGCCTTCACCGGTGACGGAAATTCCGAGACCTCGCCTTGAGCACTCTTCCAGCGTTCGCCAGTTATTCCCCGTCCACACCTTGTGGTCAGGGGTCGCTGTAATTCCTGCATATGAAATCACCTCCCTTATGCCTTTGCATACTGCGCCATCGTGGGAGACGAATTCAACCCCATCCCACACCTTCATGGCAGTTGTGACTTTTTCGATAGGAATGAGACCGTTGTCGGTTAGAATCTCGGTTCCACGGGTTAGGCACTCCGTCTTGCCCGTCTCGGGAGACAACCGGAAGCCACGCCCCACCATCTGCACCAGGAGCCCCGGCGAATTGGTAGGTCGTAGCAGTGCGATTGTGTCCAAACGCGGTATGTCCGTCCCAGTCGTCAGGACAGAGACGTTGCAGCAGTACTTGAGCGGCGGCTTCTCCGCGAAGAGGTCGGCTTTCACCGTCTCGCCTCGAAGCCGGCGGATCGTCTCCTCGCGTTCAATGTCGGGCGTGTCGCCGGTGACGATTGCACACTCTTCGCCTGAGAACTTCGCAATCTGCGCCGCCACCTTCTTGCAGTGGGCGATTGAGGTGCAGAAGATGAGACACGACTGCCTCTCCCTCGTGAGTTCCACGATCTCCTGGCAGGCGGACGTCACAAGACGATCCTCCCCCATCAGCTTCTCCACGTCCTCGGCGACGAACTCTCCGGCGCGGATGTGCAAGCCCTCGGTATTCGCCTTGACCTTGCCAGCCCTCGCAGTGATGTTCGAGATGTAGCCACGGTTGATGAGTTCCTTGACCCCTATCTCATAGCACACCTCGTTCAGGAGATTTTCAGGCTTGCAGATAAGTCCGCCCTGCGTCCTGTAGGGAGTGGCCGTCCAGCCGACAAGTCGGACGCGGGGGTTGACCCGCTTCGTGGCTTCAAGGAAGGTGCGGTAGCGTCCCTCGCCGTCAGGCGGCACCATGTGTACTTCGTCGATCATGACGAGATCGAACGGCTTGAAAGCCTCGATCTTGTTGTACACCGACTGGATGCCAGCGACAACGACAGGCTGCTGCGTGTCGCGGCTGTCCAGCCCCGCCGAATACACGCCGACAGGGAGGTCGGGGCAGATGCTCTTCAGCTTCCCCGCGTTCTGCTCGACCAGCTCCTTGACGTGGGCGAGTATCATCACGCGTCCGTTCCACTTCGTCACGGCGTCCTTCGCCACCTGCGCAATGCAGAGGCTCTTGCCGCCGGCGGTGGGAATCACAACGCAGGGATTCGTGTCCTTCTCGCGGAGGTGCCGGTACACGGATTCAACCGCGTCGCTCTGGTAGGGGCGCAATGTGTACATGGACAAGTCCCTCCGGGATTGGTTCCAGCATCTCCATGTGGAGACGCTTGACGAGTGAGTCGTCCTCCATCACGCCCGCGTTCACGAGCGAGTCCAGGAGGCACTTAAGGATGTTGTCGATGTCGCGCCTCCTCCTGTCTGGAGGATAGCAGTCGATGGACAACGCGACCGCCCCGGAGAACTTCTCGAAAAGCCCTCCGAGGCGGCTCACCGCCATCCGCCGGTACTTGCGACCCTCGCGGCTGATGAGGACGCAATGCCCGACGTGGCGGTAGTAGCGGTTAACGCTGGGCGGCCAGGGGAGGTCGAACTCTACCGCGCCCACGGCGCGGCCCCCGACGCCTGCGGCGGCTTCTGCACCGGCTGCTGCGTCTGCGCGGACTTCGCCTTGTACGCCTTGATGACGTTCTTCGTCGGGTCGTTCCTGTCGAGGCCGACCGTGATGAGGAGCGGGAGGTTGTGGAGTTGAACGGTGTCATCCAGTTCGACCACGCCAACCGCCTTGCAGAGGCTCGCCAGCTCCTCGCGCCCGATCTGCTGCGCCTTCGCGCTGGCGTTCTCGTAGTTGATCCACGCGAACACCTTGCGTCCCTTGGCCGGACCCTCCGAGAGGATCTCGAACGTGAGGTTGATGCCCATGCCGTTGCCGTTCTTGGTGGCCCTCGTCTCCGAGTCGGTCACGACAGCCTCGTAGGTGCCGGATGGGATTGCGTCGCGGGAGGTAGTATCGACCTCGGCCGCATTGAACTTCAGTTGTGCCATGATAGGCTCCTTTCCTGTTTTCGTTTGAGCATGAAAAAAGGGAACCCGCGCCACAAGGCACGGATTCCCCGTTTCCAAAGTCAGATTGTTGCGTTACTTCTTCGATCCCGCCTTCATGCCGTCCATGAAGGCCTGCCACGAGAGAGCCATCTCGCTCGGAAGCGAGTAGCGGTTCTTCGCGTTGCAGGCGGGCGATCCGTTTGTGCGGAGGATGCGCTCGCCGCCATCGGCTCCGACAGGCGCTGCCTTGCCAGTCGTGGAATCGACCCTCATGCGGCGAGACGCGAACAGCACCGCGTCCGCCCATTCGCACACCAGCGAGTTCGCCGACTTGTGGAGGCGAGGCTGGTAGCGGTCGTATGCGGGATGCTCCGGGTCCTCGAAGCGCTCGACCTTCGCGTGCGCGACGAGGATGACCGCCATCTGCTTGCGGGCGCGAATCTCGTTCAGGAGCTTCACGATCTCGCGCCAGTATGTGAGCGCGTAGGTGTACCCCTTGCCGTAGCCGCCGTCGGCCTTTTCGATGGACTTGACGCCGTAGTCGGCGCACACGCGATCCCAGATAAGCCGCTCCAGCCAGTCGAGCGAATCGATGCACAGCGTCGCGTAGTCGTGTTCGCCGTCGCGGATTGCCTTCAGCTGCTCCACGACCTCGGCGTATGACGTGCAGAGCGGGAACTTCGCGCAGTCGATTTCCGAAAGCCCGTCCTCGGTCTGTACGAAGATCGGCTTCGGCGCGGAGGCGGCGAAGGTGGACTTGCCCACGCCCTCGCTGCCGTATATCATGATGCGGGGAGGCTGCTGCGCCTTGCCCGTGGTTATTGTCTCCAGTAGGTTCATCTGTTGTTCCTTTTTTTCGGGTGTATGAAAAAGGCGGACGATGGAATACCGCCCGCCAAATCGAATAGTGGATGATTGACAAAGGCTATACGTCGAGAATCCTAATGTCCTCGGTGCGCGTCGGCCAGACGTTCTCGCGTCGGCACTTGCGGAGTTCCGCAATCGCCCGCTCGTTCTCAAGGGCGCAAGCCTCAAGTATGCCGTCGGTGAACTTCCAGACGCCGCAGCGCATCGGCTCGCGCTTCTCGACTGCGATGAGGTAGCAGTCGGCGACAACCTCTCCCTCGCTGGCGACACGCAAGACTTCGCGGTAGAACGCCATCTGCTGCGGATACCCGAAGCGCCTCGCGTCGCCCTCGAAATAGTCGAGCGTCTCGCATGTCTTGAGGTCGCATATGATAGGGCGTCCGTCGAAATCGCTACGGAACCAGTCCATGCGTATCTGGCATGGCTCGTCGCAGTAATGTGTGCGAACGGTCTGCTCGGCGATGCCGTCGTCCAGCAGCTCGCGGGCGACGGGATGCGCCCAGACGCTCTCGCGGAGCTTCGACATGAAAGCGAAGTCGGGGCCGCTCACGACGTCCTTCGTCTGCGCCGCCGCCCATTCCTTGTACGCCTTCGTGAGCCTCCCGAACGGCTCGCCTGTCTTGGGGTTGACTGGGCCGTCCGTGACAAGGAATTCCTCGTCGAACTTGCCGCGCCCCTCCAGAACAAGTGTGTGAACCGCCCGCCCGACGGCAAGCGCCGCCGACTCCGTCGGCTCGATCTCGCCGTTCATCTTCTTCTTGTAGAGAAGAGGCGACTTCCTGAAATCACCAAGTAGATGGCTGGAGAGGAACTTCCCGTCCCTCGCCGCCTGGTGGTATTCATCTGCGGGTATATCCGCGAAAAAAGCGCACTGGTTCATGTGCCGATTCCTTTCCGCCACTTTCGGTGACTACTATCCTATACGGTAAACATGAGCATCTTCGGCGCGACAAAGATACGGAGACATTATTTTCCAATCTTTTGTGTAAAACGCGCCAAGTTTCCACCGCCCCATTGACAGATAGGGTGCGAAAATGGTATAATATCTCCAAACTTTTGTGTAAAAGGAAGCAAATCGGGAGATTTTCAATGGAGATCAAACGCGACTTCTACCTGGACAAACTCGTCTCGCTCATGTGGAACGGGCAGGTCAAGGTCATCACCGGGATAAGACGGTGCGGGAAATCGTTTCTGCTCAAGACCCTGTTCCGCCGCCATCTGCTGGACAACGGAGTGCTGCCGGAGGACATCCTGACGATAGAGCTCGACGACATAAACGCCGCGAGGTACAGGAATCCGCTGGAGCTTTCCGCGTATGTGGATTCATGGATGAGCGGGGCGTCCGGCAGAAGGTATCTGTTCATAGACGAAATCCAGATGTCGGACAAGGTGCCCAACCCGCACTCCCCCGACGGGGAGAAGATAACGTTCTACGACGCGCTGAACGGATTTCTCCACATGGAGAACCTGGACGTGTACGTGACTGGCTCCAACTCGAAGATGCTGTCGTCCGACATCAAGACCGAGTTTCGCGGGCGCGGCGACGAGATACGCGTCCATCCGCTCTCCTTCGCCGAATATCTCTCGGCGGTGTCGGTTGACAAGCGCGACGCGCTGGACGACTACATGCGCTTCGGCGGCATGCCGTTCGCGCTCTCGCGCCCCGACGACGCCAGCCGCGAGGAATACCTCAAGAGGCTGTTCGACGAGGTCTATCTCAGGGACATAGTGGAGCGCAAGCGCGTCGACCGCCCGGACGTCATGGCACGCATCCTTGACTTCCTCTGCTCCTCCGTCGGCTCGCTCACGAACGCGAACAACATCGCCACGTCCCTTGCGTCCGAACAGGGCTCGTCAGCGACCGTCAAGACCGTCGCGGCGTACATCGGCCACCTTGAGGACGCGTTCCTGTTCTCAGAGGCGAAGCGGTACGACATCAAGGGCCACACGTACTTCGACTACCCGCAGAAATACTACTGCGAGGACGTGGGGCTTAGGAACGCGAGGTGCGGCTTCCGGCAGCAGGAGGAGACGCACATAATGGAGAACATCATCTACAACGAGCTCGTGCGGCGCGGATACTCCGTGGACGTCGGTGTCGTGACCTCATACGAAAAGGACTCGCAGGGCAAGACGGTGCGCAAGGTGCGCGAGATAGACTTCGTCGTGAACCGGTCGGGCGAACGTGTGTACATCCAGTCCGCATACGCCATCCAGACGGAGGAGAAGCGACTTGCGGAGCTAAAGCCGTTCTCCTTCACCGGCGACAGCTTCAGGAAGGTCGTCGTCAGGAAGGACGTAGGGCGCAGGTGGTTCGACGAAAGCGGCGTCCTCAACATCAGCGTCTACGACTTCCTGCTAGACCCCTCGGCAATCTGAAGGGAGGGAACGGCATGAATACAATCGGAAGGAGGTCGATGTGACTGGCGGTTTGGTTCAGATGATAATGCTCCTCAACTCGCGCGAAATGGCCGTCGAGCTGTTCGATGCCTATGCGCCGAGCCTCAAGGTGTCCGAAATGGACCTTGGACGGAACGCACGGGAGCGGGCGGAGATACTGTTCGCGCGGCTCGACAAATTCGCCGACGAAAACCCGCAGGAACACGGCGCGCTCTTCCGCACCCTGAACACGATAGCGGCGGTCAACAGCGACAACACGAACTACAGGACCATCACCGACTTCCTCGACCACCACTATGCGCTGAAGAAGGTGTACAATTCGCTTCAATACGCAAAGATGTTCGACAAGCGCCGTCCGCTTGCGATGATGGCCGCGTTCGTCGCGATCCGCACCAAGTCTGGCGAGGGGAACGAACGGGAGGACGCCAAGAAGCTGTGGGAAACGCTCCGGATCGCAGCCTCCAAGGTCGAGCAGGGAACGTTCATACACAAGAACATCACTCCGCCCTCGTTCGACAGAGCCCAGATGTCCAGAGGCCTCCAGACGTTCCGCGACGAACTGGAGAAGTACATCCGCACGACCCACCAGCACAAGAACTACATTGCGTTCGTCATACCGTCGGTAACCACCGAGGGGTATGTGCGGTACTACGTGAACACATCCCCGCCGGAGAGGGACGTCCTGAAGGTGCAGGGAGACCAGGCGGTCATAGGCGTAGACACGAACATGACGGGGTTTGAGATCCGCCATTTCTACGCCAGGGACAAGGCGTGGATATCGGAGACCAAGTCCGGCGATCCCGAACACATACTCGACCTGTTCCTGAAGTACGTCCTCGGGTCGGAGGTCGAGAAGCAGAAGCGCCGGCACTGCGAACACCGGCTTCCGCTGTTCAAGTACCCAGACCGTTTCGCGGAGCAGATAACCCTGCCCGAAAGCAGCAGGAAGGCAGGCGAAAAGGTGTGGATTTCCGAAATGGAGATTCAGGTCGCCGACAACCCGGCCAGCGAGGATTTCAAGCTGAAGCCAGATGGCGAGGGCGAGTACACGCCGACCGTCTTCAAAGGCTCGGACGCCCTGCCGATCCACGACCAGATCGCGAAACAGCTCAAGGAACGCTTCGACCCCAAGGACTGGACTGTCCTCCGTGTCGAGCTGAAGGCGCGCCTGCATCCCCACAGCTACGACGAAAACAACGACTGCATCGGCGAGACTTCCGACTTCGCCGAGGTCACGTTCCCGATTAAGCCCGGCGGATGCACGCCACGCCTCGAAAACAAGCACAAGAACGACCGCGAGCTGAGGATGAAGGCTTTGAGCCTCCGCGCCCGCTGGAAGCTGGACGGTCTCAGCGACCAGGCGTATGCATTCCTTACGGAAAAGGAGCGCAATGGAGAAGTCTGACGTTTTCGTCCTCTGCCCTCGCCACGGCACGGCCTGCGACATAGACACCTGCCCGCGCTTCCTGCAGAACGCAGAGGTCCTCTCGTCCTCGGACGGCAAGCGCACCGCCAGCGGATTCTGCCTTGAGAGAGGAAGCCGCTACATAACGGACGTGCCGGCGGAGTGCATCCTCGACCGCAACGACGCGGCGACGCTCATGCTGAAGGAGAAGGATGCGCGTAACGAATCCGAGAAGCTGTCGCGCATCCGAAGCCTTGTGGAACTGAGCGTCTTCTGCGCCGACAGGCACAAGACCGATGCCGAAGAATCCGAACCCTGGCCGTTCTTCATAGACTTGATATCGAGTACACTTGAAAATGCCGCCGCCGAACTGGAAAGAGGCGGAACGCCAGTCTCGAACGGCATTGCGCAGCCATGGGAAAAAGCCGTCCCCGAGATACTGTCATTCGACGACGACACCTGCGACTACCACATAGACGACAAGCCTGACTGGCGCAACGACACAATGGAACAGACCCTGCCGAACGGGGAACGCGTCTTCGTGACATGCCATCACGGACCGCACCGGCTTGGAGCCAGCATTGAGAGAGCGAGGAAGTCCACGCTGGTATACCTCGAAAAGGGAGCCGAGGCGGCAGTCCAAAGGGGCTCCTGTGCAAAAGACCTTTGGCTCAAGGCACTTAGCTGCTACAAGAGGGCGGATGGGAGATGGACGCTCCGCGAGAGCCGCCCGATATTGGACGCAATGGCGGATGCGATGGTCGAGGCAGTGTCCTTGATGGCGGCTGAACGTTCCATAGATGGAAGCACGCGTTGCGGCAAGTGTGAAAACAAGTTGCTGCCGGCGTTGAAAAGCCTTGCAGCCGTCGTGGATGCCGCCTGCAGCAACTCGCAGAAAGGCGAATTCCTGTTCACCCAACCACAATACGCGAAACTTGTCAGGGAGTTGTGGAAAGGCCAGGCTTCGTCAGACTATGCAGTTGCGCGCTGCGACTCGGCAGAAGTCGCCGAGCTGTGGTACGCCATAAGGACAAATCTGATTGCATACGCAAAAAGCATGCGGCCAGTCCCGACGAAAATCGTGCGCGACCTTTCGTCGGAGTCCTGCTGGCTTCTGTTCCCGAAGTTCGTCGGCGTGGATGACCAGCCGCACGTTCTCGACGTGAAGACATTGAAAGAACTCCTTGCCACGCTGAACATTGCGGACGCACCGAGAAGAGACATAAAGCCTAAGAAGCCCAGGGCAGCGACCGTCAAATCCGACACTCAGCCCACGACAGTAGACATCGCCGCGCTGCCCCTCAGGGCATATCGGTTCGCGATGACAAGGGACTACAAAACCATCGCCGTCGACGAGCAGGTTGTCCCAGGATGCGCTACGGAACCATACATCAACCTCAAGCCATCCGCCGCAAAAGTCATCAAGACCCTCATTGCGGCGGCCGGAAAGAAAAAGAGCGAAGGTTGGGTGAGACCGCCAAAGGGAGAGAACTGGCGAGGGGTATTCCAGCGAAAGCCCTACACGCGGTTCCGCGACGAGCAGCTCCAGATAGAGCGCCGCGACGACGGCTTGTTCTACTGGCGAATAATCCCAAACGAACTCTACCGGGAACATTACTGTAAAACACATTCCCGCAATCCGCTGTTCTGACGTGTAACGCTTTACACATGGAATGACGCGCGCAGCCCTTTGGCTACGCGCTTTTTTGCATATTGAGGCAATCCGCTTTTGCAATTGCCTTTACACATCTTTTACTGAAACCATATAGCCAACTTTCGAGGAGGATCATAGTTCTCCGACACAATGTTGGCGATGCCTCGAAAGCCACCGGAAAATCCGGGGAAGAACAGGCAAAATGGTTACAGAAGAAAGAACAGGCGGCATTGTCGACATCCTCCAGGCGGCAAAGGAGGTGGCGGCATGACGTGGCCAATGTACGAACTTGCGGCGAAGTTGAACTTCGTCGGCAAGAAAAACGAGTACAAAACAATACGGGTTCGTGAGCGCACGGTTCTGCGCCACGGCTCTGGGGTGAAGGTTCTGCGCGACGAGATCGTCGAGCGTTCCTGCAGGGTGTACAACGGGAAGGTGGTGCTGGTATGACCTCCACCATTCCCCCATCGATCAGGCGTGCGTGGCACCAGAGAAGGCTCCGACTGTCGGCCGACTTCCCTGACCGCGTTATCGTCTCGGCGGCGCGACGCTTCATCCCGGCTCCGCAAAGAGCCTTGGATGGCCGTCACAGATGCAAGCGGCCCGCCGTGTGGGTGTCGTCATACGAGGACAACGGGCAGAGGATCATTCTGCATCCCTACCGCGAGCTCTACGACGATCCGGCCAACGGCATAAGGGAACTCTCAGACTGGTATCTCCTCTTCGGGTGCGTTCGCAAGACCGCCAAACGAGACCAGTCGAAAAGATGGTGGCTTCAGAAGCCGGAGGAGAAGCTCTCGCCGGAGGAGGAGGCGCGAAAGCGGCGCGAACTCGCCAAGAAGCTCTTTCCCCTTGTGAAGAAGCCGGTGAGGAAGATGCTCTTCTCCGAGGAAGTCCAGAAGGAGCTGACTCAGACGTTCGACTGCATGACGCAGACCGCGATACGCGAAGGCCGCATCCAGGACTGCAAGGCAGACCGGGATGACTACCAGCGCACACTCCAGTACGTCTGCTGGTCCCTCGCGTCGAAGTACGACGAGAACAGGCCCGGAAACGAGGGGCGGTCTCCTGCATCGCTCGTCACGTTCATAAAAGGCGCTCTCGGCACGAAGGTACTGGACATGAAGCGTTCGCGGTATGCGCTCAAACGCCTCGGCGACGTGTTCACCGTTTCGATACACGCCGAAGCGTCAACCGGGGAGTCCGATTCCGAAGAGTACATCATGCACCTCGACGAACTTGCCGAGGACGGGCGGCAGAGCGTAAGGGAATGCGACGAGAACATGGACATCCAGTCTCTCAGGGCGTACCTCGCGTCTCCCAAGGGCAAGGCATACGAAAAGGCGTTCAACCTACTCTTCCTTGACGGACTGAGCATAGAGGACGCCGCCAAGGAGATGGGAATCTCCTATTCGGCGTTCAAGTTCAACATGCTGCGCCCCCTGCGTGAAATATGCAGGCACTTCGGCTTCGCGCCTAAGTCGAAACAATGTAAAACGGAGTAAAAGCGATGAAAAATAGTGAAATACCCCGTTGCTATTCTCCCGTCATTACGGCATCATATCGGTCGAAAAGCATGAAAGGCGAAATGGAAGACGACATTCGACATGAGATCGGCCGACTCGCAGCGCTCGACCACGAGGCGCTGAAGATGGAATATCTCTCCCGTTTCGGCGGCACGGCGACCTTCGGCGACGTTTTCATGCGCCGCCGCCTTGCGCAGCAAATCCAGGAGGATCGGCTCGGTGGCCTCACCGCCACGGAAATAGAACTGCTCGCGCGGGTCGCCCGCAAGGACGGACGCGCAAACCCACGCGCCACGCGCAAGGCGAACCCAGCCGTGCGCGGCGTCACCTACACTCGGATGTACAAAGGACGCCTCGTCGCCGTGACGGCAGCGGGACACGGGCAGTTCGAGTACGAAGGACAGCTCTATCCGTCCCTCACGGCCTGCGTCAAGGCAATCACGGGGACTCACTACTCTGGACGCAAGTTCTTCAGACTTGGAGGCGAGCCATGCAGCAGGTGATACGGTGTGCCGTCTACACGCGCAAGAGCGTGGAGGAGGGGCTGGAGCAGGAGTTCAACACGCTCGATGCCCAGCGGATGGCTTGCGAGGCTTATATCGCCGCCAAGCATCTCGAAGGCTGGACGTGTCTTCCAGACCGCTACGACGACGGCGGCTATTCCGGCGGCAACCTGAAGCGTCCCGCGTTCCAGAGGCTGATGGACGATGTCCGCGCCGGCTGTGTGGACATGATAGTCTGCTACAAGATCGACCGACTCTCCCGCTCTCTCCTGGACTTTACGCAGGTCTTCAACGAGCTGGAGAAGCACCACGTCTCGTTCTCGTGTGTCACGCAGGAGCTGAACACCTCGACCTCGATGGGGAGGATGTGCATGAACCTCCTCATGACATTCGCGCAGTTCGAGCGGGAGCTTGCCGCAGAACGCACGTCGGACAAGATGGCGGCGACGAGGCGCAAGGGAATCTGGCCGGGCGGGACGGTACCATATGGCTACAAACGAATCGAGAAGCGGCTCGTCGTCGATCCAGACACAGCCCCGAACGTCGTGAAGATCTTCGAGTGGTATCTCGAACTCGGGACGCCAAGGCTCGTCGCCAAGCGCCTCACCGAGAACGGCGTACTCCGCTTCCCGGAGAGGAACAAGCCATTCGACACGGTAATGGTCGCGACAGCGCTCCGCAACTGCGTCTACATCGGTCGTGTCCCGCTGAAGAACGAGTCCTTCAAGGGCATACACGAACCCATCATCGACATGGAGTTGTGGGACAAGGTGGCGGCCCGGCTGAAGACCGTCGAGGTCAAGCCGAGAACGGAGCGGCGCGCCACCTCTCCGGCACTTCTGACAGGCCTACTCCGCTGCGGACATTGTGGCGACGCGCTCTCATACACCTGGACTGGAAAGAACCGAAGCGGACAAATCCGCTACGGATACTACACGTGCCGAAAGGACATGAGGCGCGGCGTCTCGACCTGCTCGGTAAAGTCCGTCCCGGCGCAGCTTATCGAACCACTTGTCGAGTCCGAGGCGGTCGCGTTCCTGAAGACCCCGACAATGCTCCGCGCCCTCGCGGGGCAACGCCACATCTCTCCTTTCGAGATGCGGAGGCAGCTCGACTCTCCGGAGGAGTTCTGGATGTCCCTGACGCCGGTCGCCAAGCGCGAACTGCTCTCAAGCATCATAGAAACCGTGACGGTCTACGAATCGTCCGTCGACATAAAGTTTAAGGTAAAAGGCGACAAACGCCTCATGGAGGAGTTCAAGAATGAACATCATGGAAACTGAAGACGGGAACGTCCTAGTATCGATTCCGATCCGCTTTCAGACCGTCTGCGGACGCAGGCGGCTCGTCGTCGTCGGGCAAGGCGAGGTGAACGACATCGACCTTGACGAATCGGGGACGCTCATACGATTGTTCGCCCGCGCACGGGAATGGACACGGCTTCTCGAAAGCGGGGCGTTCGCCGACGTGAAGGAGCTTGCGGAGGGGTTGAAGATGGACCGACCATACGTGGTTCGCGTCCTCCGCCTCGCCAATCTTTCGCCGAAGATACTCCGTGCGGTCATAGCCAAGGAACTCCCGGACGATTTCTCTACCGAGCGGCTCTTCAACATCAAGAGCGACCTCTGGAGCGAACAGGAGAGGGAGATAGGCCTCGCATAG